ATCATAATATAACACGGTTTAGAAATTTGAATCATCTTACCGCCTTCAAGATTTATCTCAGTAACATCACCGATGATATCCTCGCCTGAAGAAAGCTTTATAATTTGTACGTTGGCCATAATAATATCCTATTTATTTCACTGTAATTTCTTTCGGTTTTTTCTCCTCAGGAATAATCCTAACGAGAGAAATGTTAAGCATACCATCTGTAAACTCTGCACCTTCTACTTCTACATCTTCTGTCAAAGCAAAAGTTCGTGTAAAGTTTCTAGCAGCAATGCCTTTATGATAGTATTCTTTTGTGTCTTCACCTCTATCTTGTACCCCTTGGACAACAAGTTTATTGCCTTCTGGTACAAGATGTATGTTGAACTCTTCTTTAGAAAAACCTGCGGCGGCAAGTTCTATTACAAAGTGTTCATCATCTTGTTTAATGATATTGTAGGGGGGATAGTTGCTTGCAATCTCTGATACATTGTTGAGATTGTCAAATATACGATCAAAGCCCACTGTGAATGGTCTTACATTATCTAAAATTTCAGCCATGTCGGCTACATTGAACTTACGAGTTACCATCTTGCGTCTCCTTTTCAGCGAGTATGTAATGGGATCCTTGCGGCATCCCGGGTATTAGTGTCAGTTCATCTGACACTAATATTTATACATCATTTATATGCTAACGTCAACTTTTTTTATCTTTTTTTGCCTATATTGTATTTAGGCACTAATTCCCATTCAACTTTTTCTTTGAACGAAACAATTTTAACTTGGCTCATTGGACAACCTGACAATTCTTCTGTATTTAATATAGCAATTAAACCCCATTCCTGCAATAATTTGGCAATAGTGTTTCTTCGTTGTATATCATTTTCAGTGAAGTCAGCAATCTTGCCATCTAAAGCAAACAGCTCTTTGAAATGAGTTATAAAGTATCTGCCTTGCTTATGAAGAATGTGGCAAGACTGATAAAGAATTTGATCTTTGCGGGAAGCTACTCCAATCCTAGAGAGTGTTTCTTTTATTTTAAGAAAATTTTCTGGATTGTCTAATCTTATCTCCAAGGGAGAATATCCAGGATAATCAATGTCAAAAAAATTACTACGGTCATCCATTTTTATTTCACCTATATTAATGCTGTTCAATTTAACATAGGTATTTATACTTTACCACCTTTAGAGGTTCTCAATTTTATTTTTATACTTTCTATATCATCGTTGGAAAGAATTCGCAATGCTTCTTTAGCTTTGTTAAAACTGTACCCAAAATATTCTTGTATCGCTTCTAAATCAGACTCTTCAGGTTTTAACCATTTATTGTATCGTTTACCTTTCCTGATTACTGCTCTCAAAAAATCATACTGCATTCTTGCATCTATGTGAGGTCTACTATTCATCTCATTAGCAGCAATTACAGTGTCATGCCCGAAGCTCAATGCACGGTTTACTATAAAAGGATTATACTGAGATTCAGCATGTTCAGTATCCATTAAATCTACTTTAGTATTACTAATGCTGTCAGCAAACTGAAAAGGACTAATCTTTGATATCTTTTCTTCGTAATCTTTTTCGTTCACTACTTCAACAGGCGGACCCAATTCTTCAAGAAAACTCATATTATTTTATTCCAAAAAGCCGTCTTCTAGTTTTAGTTATCATTTGTCGTATCTTTTGCACTATGATATACAATTTCTTTATGTTAGCCCAAATAGCAGAAAGTATGGTTTTAATACCATTGAGAATTCCTAAAACTATTCGTTTGATGCCATTAAGAATTCCTAATACTATTGTTTTAATACCAATAAGTATTCCTAAAACTATTCGCTTAATACCATTAAGGATTCCTAATACTATTCTTCTAATACCGTTAAAGATTCCTGATACCACTTTCTTTATAGCAAACCCGATAGATGAGAATAGTCCGGTTATGCCGCTAGAAGCAGTTGATGAAGCAGTCTTGACACTAGTAGAAGTGCTAGAAAATAAGCCAATCAGACCTCGAAGAATGTGCCATTGTCTGACTTTTTTATACTTTACTCTAAGTATGCATAGAATTTCATCTGGTAAGAACTCGAGGAATTCATTATGGTCGTGTATGTGTTCCCATCCAATTTGACCATCATCATCAAATATAATACCTTTCACCCAAACTTCATGTGAAAATCCATTTTTAAAAACTATTTTGACCTTAGAGTGATAATCTACTGTTGTAAAATTTGTTTTCATTTGTATGTCACCGACGCTTCTGTCTCTATTACTACTCTTGCCCCGCAAGGTAGAATTGGTTTGTCGTTACCACCATAAAACATTTTACTAGGACCGTGTATCTCTACTTCATGGCAGTAAGTATTTTTCCTGCCTTCTTTAATAGTAATTACAGGTTCATTAGTCCCATGCTTTTTGTTAGAACGAATTTTATGTTGATTAACGTGTATATATTTTATCATTTGAATTTCACGCTTGCCATTATTTCAGTCAAACAGGCTATAAGATTTATCTCTTGGTCAGCACAAAATGCCGATTTATACTGATAGTCTGCAATAAGAAGAACCATCTGAGGAACAGTAGAAATTTCAGGAACCAAACTATCAAAAATAAATCTGAATATACATTGAGGATCACTATCAACATTGTTAGCAACCCACTGCCTCATCTTCTTCCAATCCTTTTCTCTCAAAGAATTGACAAGTTCCTTCGTATTTATCTCTGCTATATTGTTAAGGATTCCTTCATCAATAGTACCAGCAGAGCTATATCGTTGAAGTTCGTTTATGACTCTACGATAATCAGGGAAATATTTCATTAGCAGTTCTGCTAATACCGGATCTTTGTATGTAACTCCTTCACTATTAAGGATGCCTTGCATACGCTTCATAAACTTAGTTGCAAGTACTGCTTTATCTTTTTTGTCCGACTTAAACTCAATTACAGTTGTTCGGCTATGTAAAGGAGCTATGATACGCTGCTTATAATTGCAAGTAAATATAAATCTACAATTTTCTGAGAAGTTTTCTATGAATGCACGAAGAGCAGGCTGTACACTATCCTTGTTAAGATAGTCAGCCTCATCGATGATTACGACCTTAGTTTTACCTTCGAAACTGATAGCACTAGCGAAACTTTTGATCTTAGTTCGGAGAGTATCGATTTGACGACCTTCATCTGAACCATTGATAACAATATAATCACAACCGAGTTCTTCACATAAGGCTCTAGCAACTGTAGTCTTACCTGTGCCTGCTGTACCACAAAGGAGAAGATTAGGAACTTCTCCTTTCTTTAGAAACTCTTTAAAAGTCGCCTTTGTATCTTCAGGTAGGATACAATCATCGATTGTTTGGGGTCTGTATTTCTCGACCCAGAGGAAATGTTCTTTCATCGTTTACACCAGTCATAATATATTTTAATAAGAAAAAGAACAAATTCACTAACCAAACTTCTCTTTAATAGAAGTATCATCGTTGATGACTAACTCAATGTGCCTACCTTCAGTCTCATCTTCTGAAGAATTATCATCTTCGATAGTTACTTCTGATTCGAGATTTTCTTTACTAGGATTCATCTGCTGCTCCGTTAAAAACATCTGCATCACCTGTCATTACTTTTTTAGCAAAACTAATAGCAGGACCAGGGCGAGAGTATATGTACTCTATAGTCTCGCCAAATTTATTAAATTCTACTACCCAACCGTTAGTAGCTTCTCTTATTTGAATTTCAAGGCGATCTTCATTCATTATGAGATCTCCGAAGTCTTATCAAGAGCCAACCAATATTTTACATCAGTATTAGTATTTATAAGATGCATGAACCTTTTCTCGGAAATAATAATACGATAATCGCCTGAGATGACTTTTAAGTTTTCAATCTGAAGATGTGCTGCAAACTTCTTTTCACTAGCACCAATAACTTGCTTGAAGCTATTGCTCTTAGCAGTTGCCGGGTCACCTACAGTAAGAACAACCTCAGAACCATCACCTATAATACTCATCATCGGTGCTGCTGTAATACCAACTGCCTTCATCACCATATTTAAGTCAGTAGCAGAAAGATCAAAACTGAAATAATCATCTACTTCAATTTGCTTGTCAGGAGCTGACACAATGATCTCAGGATCAGCGTAGTAATATTCAAACAGACTGCGATCCTTTGATACCGTGATTGACTCATCACCAAAAGCCACATCAGTGTCTTCCATTAGAGTCAACAAACCTAACAGACTGTTAAGATCGTATATTGCAAACTCACGATCAAAGCGTTCGGCTACAGTAGCACGAGCAAAGATATTCTTGCCAGCACTGATAGTAGACAAAACATTACCTTCACGGATCAGAATGTTAGTGTTAACACCTGCGAAGTTTTTTAGAACCGAGAGTGTATCGTTACTTATTTTCATAATATATCCTTAAAATTTATTGTACCTACAGTATACATAACTTGTAGTTCAAAGTCAAGAGTTTATTCTATCGTGTTCATTCAATGCTAGGAATGCATAATGAATCACTTTCAAGATGTCCTTACGATGATCAGACGGTTCACCTTTCTTACCGTACCGAGCATTGTACTTATCGACATTACCTAGAAAGAATCCTAGACCGTGTCCTCTGTCTACGATGACCTCAGCGGACTGTAGTCCGCCTTGACCGTAGTGTCCCCCGTAAGTAGAGTCTATGTAATCCATAAACTCTTTTACGAGAGCGTCTTCGTTAAACTTGTATATTTTATTTTTCATTTACACTTTCCAATAATGTTTGATTTTTTTCATAACTTTCAGGTATATAATCCCGAACCAAACTCAATAGATCAATGCAACCATCGCTCTTAGCATCATCAATCCATGAATATATTTCATCAAGGGTAACATCATGTAAACAATATTCTATATTACTTTTTCGGTAGTCCTTTTCAAGAAATCTATGTGAATATTGTTGCTTAATGAAAGTTTCTAACCTGTCAATCATTTGATTATTTTTAGCTGCGAACATTTCTATGCATCTAGTAGTACCTAAACCTAATTGCGAGTATGCTCCTAAACCGGTATCAACATTACAATACCTCTCAAAAAAATTTTTACGATAGAAACAGATACCTATTTTAAAGGTACCTGTTCCCAA